CTCAAGACCAGGAGAAGAGATGGCTTGATGCAAGAGCAAGTTACAATTGAAAGAACATACACATATAGATCACAACTTAACTAATGGCTGGAGAACTATTCATTAATGGGAGGCTGGTTGATATTGACCAAGATGCACCATTTCCATTGACATTCAATATCAGTGACATCAAGGATTTGACAGCTCGCAAGGGCAACAAGTCAAAGACTATCACATTGCCAGGGACAAAGAATAACACAGCTCTCATGCTGAGTGTATATACTTTATCAGCCACTGAAAATATCTCAGGAACTGATTCTGATTTTGTTGACTTTGATCCAAGCATAAAGGCTGAATGTCAATACTATCAGAATGGCTTGCTTGAGTTCAATGGTGTTGCTCAGTTAATGAGTTGCAAGTTAATGGATGGAATATGGTCATTTGACATCACCTTAGTAAGTGACACTATTGACTATATCTCAAGACTTGCCAAGATTAAAATCAATGAACTTGGATGGTCAGAATATAACCATGCTCTGACATATGACAATCAACAAGATACTTGGAGTGGTATCATTCAATTGAATGGATCACCATCCAGCAATCAAGACTCTCAAGGGTGGACTGGAAGAGGTTATTACTACGGCTTGATTGATTACGGGTTCACGCGTCCAACAGCATCCACCTTTGGAGTTGAGCATATTCCTCCACAAGTATTCTGCTATGAGATATTAGAGAAAGCATTTAATTATTGTGGCATCAGTTGGGATAGTTCATTCCTTGAAAGCCAAAGATTCAAGAGATTGTTAATGGCTTATCCTGGTGGAGATTTGCCAACCATTACACAAGCACAAGCTGAAGGAGAGAGTGTATTCACTACACAAGACAACAGCACAACATCCAGTGGATTCTTTTTGAGTAATGGATTTGGAGGTACTGGAGTATCTTTTTTTGCATCACAACCAAGCTTCATTGAAATTAATGATTATGAAATACTTGCTCATTATGCATGTACAATTAATCAAGATGATCTCAATCAAGCTCAGACATTTGCTCCATTGAGTATTGTTGTGGCATCAGAGGGACTTTATCAGATTTCATATGCTGGTGATCATGATCTTGATATTACAATTGCTGGTGATGGATCAGGAGCATATACCATAAATGGAGATTATGAAGTCATCATTTACACATATAAGAATAATATCTTAATGGGTAATGACTTGTTATATTCAGGATCTATTACATCAAGCACAACAAGTTTGACTTTCTCATTTGATTATTCCAGAATGTTGAATGTTAATTATAATGATGAGGTTAGATTTGATATTAGATTCAGATTAATAAGTTGTTCAGTGATTAGAACTGGAATGAACTATCTTGATTTTTTAGTTAGGATTTTATCCAATACATCTGACCTTGATTTTTTAAAACAGCAACAAGCATTATCAGCTGGAGGAAATGTTTATCTGGATTCATTCTTGCCTGACATGACTTGTGATCAGTTCTTTAAAGGATTAGTCACTGCATTCAATTTGTATATCAAGCCATCAACAGCTGATCCAACTATCATGGAGATTGAGCCATTGTCAGAATTTTACAATGCCAGTGGAGATGCTCTTGATTGGACTTATAAACTGGATAGATCCAAGGAGATTAAAGTTGAGCCAACCATTAATTTTAGTTCAAAAAATTACAAGTTTAATTTTGAGCAAGATGATGACTATTGGAATACAAGATATAAGGATGATATCCAGGAACAATATGGATCATTCTTGATTCAGAGTCAAAGTCAATTTGCAACCAATGATACTGAATTCAAATTGCCATTCAGTCAAAAATTATTATGTCGAATTCCAGAGGATTCACCAGAGGGATTCTTCACTGACTTGATTGTTCCAAGATCATTCCAGGTTAAGTTCAATGAGGATGGCACAAGTTTAATTGAAAAGAAAAAAGGCAAGCCATTCCTTGTGCAACTTGGAGGATTAAGAACTGGAGCATGGACTCATAGAGATGAGGATGGTGTTGATAATGCAGAGGTTGATTATCCTTATGTTGGTCACTTGGATAGTCTTGATTCACCAACATTTGATTTTAACTTTGGTATCCCTGACTATGTGTTCTGGTCCACAACAAATTATCCAAGCAACAACTTATATCTCTATCATGAGAAATTTATCAAGGAATTAATATCAAGATTTGGAAAGCAAATTACTTGCTCAGTTATGTTAAGGCCATCAGACATCAATAGTCTTGATTTTAGAAACTTAATAAATATTGATGGAGTTGTATATAGGTTACAAAAAATAAGTGACTATCAGAGTGGAAAGAATGTCTCAACCAATATCGAACTGATTCGCATAATACAAGGGGAGGGTATACAAACAACAATTGTGGCTCCACCATTTGATCCATTCACTCAGTATGGTAGAGTATTGGAGGGAGAGACAAGAGGCACTGATGATAGAATCACTGAGGATGGAACTCTTCGAATAATAGAGATATAAATGGGCATAAAAATATCACAACTTACTGCCAAAGGTTCTAATTTAGCAGCAACAGATTTACTTGAGATTGCAGAGGTATCTGGATTGAGTTATGTTTCAAAGAGAATAACTGGTCAACAGATTTTAAATGCTGCATCAACTTTAACAGTAGGAACAACTGCAATAGCAAGTGGTACTATAGGGCGTGTATTTTTTCAAGGTACTGGCAATGTATTGCAGCAGTCTGCTAATTTGTTTTGGGATAATACAAACAATGCTTTAGGATTAGGAGCTTCACCAGCAACTACTTCTCGTTTAGATATACGAGCAAAAGACGGATTAAGCACTTCACAAAGTTTTCGAGTTAGAAATAGTACAGATACAACAACACAATTTGAAGTTAATGGTCAAGGTTTAACATCTATTAGCACATCGGGGGGCGGTGCTGCTAATTCATTTAGTGTTTCTTTTGTTGGAGGGAATGAAAATTTTAGAGTCCAAGAAAATGGCTATAGTTTATTAAGAACAATTGCGTCATTTAGTAACTCATCTCAAATGAGTATTTTTGCTGGAAATGCAGTAACAAATGGGTTATTAATTGATTCTCTAAACAATTATAACACAGCAAATACTACGCGAAGTTTAGTTGGTTTTACTGCGACATTTTCTCATGCATCTGGTACAAATACAGCTAACGTGTTAAACATTGCAACAACTATTAACACAACTGGAGGAACAAACACAGTTAGAGGATTATATTACAATCCAACATTAACAAGCATAACAGGAACAACACATAGAGCAATAGAAACTACAACTGGTGATGTTATATTCAATTCAACGAGTGGAAATGTAGCCATAGGAGGCACGTCTTTTGGTACAAGTTCATATAAAGTTTTAGCTCAATACACAGGTACTGCTCCAAGCACTTCACCTGCTGACGCTTTTCAAATGTACTCTGCTGATGTGGTAGGAGGTAATGCAGCACCACATTTTAGAACTGAGAATGGAGCAATAGTAAAAGTATATCAAGAAACAACAGCAGTTGCAGCAGCTACATTAGTAAGTAATGCAGGAACTAACATAACTGATACTGATACATTTGATGGATATACATTAAAACAAATTGTAAAAGCACTTAGAAATTTAGGAATTTTAGCATAATACATATGGCACTAATAATAAAAGGAACAGAGAATAAAGAGATTAAAATAGCTGGAACTGATTTAAGCATTTCAGAAGTTTATGGGCGTGTTGAGTTTGTAGGACGTGCAAATGGTCAAACCTTAGAAATAGCGGTTATAACTTATGTAAGTAAACAAACTTATGAAGAAAATAAACCTGTGTTTACAGATATTCCAAATGGTAATTTTAATGCCACATTAGAACCTGGTGAAGATCAATCAGTTGAGACTGCTCATAAATATGGAAAGTTAGGCTTTGAGCAATTAGGATTTGAGGTAGTAATAGATTTAAAATAATATAAAATGGCAATAGCAAACAGCGTGCTAACAGCACAACAAGGAACTTTCATAGTTAATAATACAGTTGCAAAGACAGTTGATCATGATGCAATTGTGGTACTGGAGGATACAGTATTCTCAGCAATTAGAGTTGCTGGTACTGATGTCAAGTCAACATACATTGCAGCAACTGGTACAGCAGTGAAAGCTGGAACAATTATCAGACCTATTAATGGAGCCAAGTTCAGTGGAGTCACATTGACATCTGGCTCGGTTTGTTTAGTATTATGATTGGATACGGAAATAGTATGTTCTTAGCAACACACGGAATATTAGCACGAACGGCAAGTGGTGGAGGAGGAGGAGTGGATCCCGATGCACAAGCATTCATAACAGCGGCTGCAATAACAGACCCGACACAACAAAGTGCTATCAATACTTTGGTGGTTGACTTGAAAGGTTATTCTATATGGACTAAATTTGATGCTTTATGGCCGATGGTTGGAGGAACTGCTACTAAACATTCATATAACCTTAAGAACACAGCACAATATCAAATAGGATGGAATGGAGGTGTTACTCATAGTAACTTAGGTGTTCAATTTGGAGGTGTTAATGGATGGGGTAACACAGGTTATAATCTATCAACAAATGCATCTTTAAATTCTCATAGTATAAGTGTATATTCAAGAACAACAGGAACAACAGGAACAAGTAGTTTTCAATGTGAACTTGGAGTAACGGGTGGAGTATTTGACGGAGGAGGTGGTATATTTTTAAGGGCTTCTGGACTTACATATTATAGAGTAAATTCACAAGCTTCTTATATAACATATTCTGATGCCGATTCAAGAGGATTTTATTTAGCAAATAGGACAGCTTCAAATGTTGTAAATGGTTGGAGAAATTCAACAAAAGTAGTAACAGGAACAACTGTGTCTTACACTCCTTTAGCTAATTTTAATTATAGTATTGGTGCTTTTAATGAAAATGGAGGTAATAATTATTACTCAGCTAAGCAAATAGCTTTTGCAAGTATAGGACAAGGATTAACAGACGCCGAAGCAGCTAACTTTTACACAGCGGTTCAAGCATTTCAAACAGCACTAAATAGAAACGTATGAAACTAAACGAATTAACAAAAGAACAAAGACTAACTTATGTAGGGTTACTTACTGAGTTACAAAAAGACGAATTAATTGGTCAATGGTATGCACCTGACTCTTATTTCAATCCTATTCAAGACCTTAATGATAATTGGGTTATATCAATAGAAGAAATGGAGCAGTGTGTTAACCCTGACTTTCTTTGGGTTAAAGACCTTGACTTGATTCCTTACGAACAAAAACCGTCACCTTTCCCACCAATTGAAAATTAATGGCAGAGAAATCAGTTGTATTCTCACTCAAGGTTAATACTGGCAATAGTGTTAATGACATTCAGGCTATGGATGCAGCTGTCAATGACTTGAATCAAGATCTCAAGGCAACACAAAAAACAGCAGCAGATAGCACTGGCATTGATACCTTTGACCAAAAACTCCAAGAACTAAATGCAAGAGTTGAGGCTGGTGGACTCACCATGAGAGAGCTGACCAGGACCATGAAGGACTATCAAAACTTGGCAGCTCAGGCTGGAGCTGAGAGTCCTATTGGAGCACAAGCAATTAGAAATGCTGCAAATCTTAAGGATGAGATTGGTGATCTTAAGGCTCAGACAACAGCATTGTCATCTGACTTTGTTGGCTTAGATACAACTTTGCAAGGAGTTGAGACTGGAGCAGCTGCATTCCAAGGTATTCAATCAGCAGTCGCATTGACTGGAGTTGAGTCTGAGGCTTTGACTGAGACAATGGTCAAGTTGCAAGCTGTCCAGGGATTAGTCAACTCAGTTAGTATCATTTCAAATAACTTGAATAAAGAGTCAATTCTTGGCTTGCAATTGAGGACAGCGTGGGAAAAATTAAAAAATTCTGCATTTGTTCAAGGCACAGTTGCAACACAAGCTAATACAACAGCAACAGTTGCTCAGACTGCTGCGACCAATTCGGCAACAGCAGCAACGGCAACAGCAACAACTGGGATGAAGTTATTTAGATTAGCCTTGGCGGCTACTGGTATTGGATTAATTGTTGTTGCTCTTGGCTTTTTAATTGCCAACTTTGACAAGGTAACTGGAGCAGTGATGAAGGCTTATAACTGGTTTAATAAACTTGGACCAGCAGTTAAGCTTGCAATTGCTGTGATGTTTCCTTTGATTGGTGTAATTTATGGAGTCATAAAATCTCTTGAATATTTTGGAGTGGTTGATGATGAGCAAACTGCAAAGATGAAAAAAAATGCAAGAGCCAAGACTGATGCCACTGAGAAAGAGATGAATAAAAAGATTGCAGCTGAAAAGAAAAAAGCTCAGGCTGTTGATGAGAATCTTTCCTTTGAAATCAGAAAGGCACAAGCTGCTGGAAAGAACACTGAAGAGATGGAGGAGAAAAAACTTAAGGCAGCTCTTAAGTCAGGTCGTGCCATTCTTGAAATGCAAAAGCAAAAGATTGCAGCATATGAGGCAGAGATTAAACTACTCAAGGCAACAGGAGATGCTGATAGTGATAGAGCTAAGAAACTTGAGAAGTCACTTAAGGATGCAAAGAAAAATAGTTTTGAACAATACAAGGTTAATAAAAAGAATGCTCAGGATCTTGAAGTATTAAGAATTGAGCAAGACAAAAAAGATGATGAGGCAGCCAAGGCAAGATCTGATAAAGCCAAGGCAAGAGCTGAAAAGAGAAGAGAGGATGCTAAGAAAGAGGCTGAGAGATTAGCAGAGATTGAACGCAAAGCAAATGAGGATAGAATCAAGGCTGAGGATGAACAATTCCAATTGAGTCTTGACTTAATGGCTGAGAATCAAGAGAAAGAACTTTTGCTCTCAACCATGAAATATGATAAGATGAGAGATCAAGCTCATGGCAATGCTAATCTTTTATATGAAATTACTGTCCAGGAAAATGCTGAAAGAATTGCTATTGTCAATAAATACAATAAAATTGAACTTGATAAAATTGCAGAGCAAGAGGCTAAGAAAAAATCATTGAGAGATCAGGTGCAAAGATTCTTGAATACTGATAGAGAGAATGAATTGCTTGATTTAGAGGAGGCATTGAAAAAACAAGAGGCATTGAACTTGGCAGCCTTTAAAGCTGAGGCTATTGATGAGGAGGAATTCTATGATGCTAACTTAAAAGCTCAGGAACAATTCAGAATAAAGAAGGCAGAACTTGATAAAAAATATGATGATCAAGCAAAGGCCAATGCAATCAAAGCAAGAGAGGAGCAACTTAAGGGAGTAACAGCTGCAATTGAGGGAGCTCAAAAGGGATTGGATGAACTTAAGAAAATTAATGCTCTTATCAATGAAATAGATCAAGCCAGATTAAACAGAATAGCTGAGAATAGAGATGCAGATCTTGCTAATCTTGACAAGAATCTTCAGGCACAACTTAGTCAAGAGGGATTGACTGCTGATCAAAAGAAACAGATTGAGGAAAACTTTGCACAACAAAAGTATCAAGTACAACTCAAGGCTTATAATGAGGAGGAGAAAATAAAGAAAGCACAATTTGCAAGAGATAAGGCTTTGAGATTGGCACAAGTTGGTATTGATACAGCATCAGCAATTGTCAAAGGTATTGCACAATTTGGTCCACCACCATCTCCAGCTGGTATTGCTGCCATTGCATCAGCCTCATTAATAGGAATCACTCAGGCATTGGCTATCATGAATCAAAAGTATCAAGCTGGCTCAGCCCCTACTCCACCACAACTATCATCTGGAGGAGGAGGATCATTGAGTGGAGCTGGATCAAGTTCATTCACAGCCAATACACAAGCTCAGACAACTGACTTGAATCAGATTGGTCAAGGTCAACAAGGTCAGACAATGACATCACAAGTGGTTGTCTTGGAATCTGATATCACTGGCACTCAAAACAAGGTGCAAGTACAAGAGGCTAAGTCAAGCTTTTAATCCATTCAACACAAGGCTTATTCCAGAAAGCATCTCCAGTTGAGAAACATCCCTGGAGTGCAATGAATTCTTGAGCCTTTGCAATAGATGGTGTTGATACCTTACAATTGAATCCCTCCTTTGATGGAACTTGGTACACATTGCAATAGATTGACTTGATAAAATGATTGTCATTTTGCCAGTTGATATTGTCAAAGAGTTCAATTAGTTTTTTGCTATCCATTACACATGGAGTATGAGTCTCATAATTGTAGGCAGTAAAACTATTATGTTTAAGGAATTCCAATGTATTTGCTTGAGCCACCTTTGTATGTGGAGGATGGTTGTCATTAACCATGATACTCTTCATGTTAATGGCTACATGTGGCTGCCATGACTCAGTGATAAAAAAGTCTTTATTCATATAGATAAACTCTCCACCAATTTGCTTAGCAAAAGTCAATATTCTATTGGTCACATCACATCCTCTAATATTATTGTATTGAGTGCAAGGTATATTGTTGATTCCAGACACAGCCTTTCCAATAGTCCATATTTCAGCAGTAGGATAAACTTTCAGGACCATTGCAATAGATTGCTTGATTTCAAAGTCAGACTCAGCTCTTGAATGGTAAGGATAAACAAATTTCATTTCGAACAAATTTACATATTATTTATATGCTAAGAGAGTTACCACTATATGATATTGTCATAGATCTTGAAGATCCAGAAACAACAGTATCATTCAACAGCCTTGTGGCTAATCCAGCACATGAGAAATCATTTGAGACATTCTCCAAAAAGATTGCTTATCAGTTTAATGATGAGGAGCAAGTCATCACTGGAGTTGCTATATCTGCAAACACTCCCATATTCAGAAGAGATCCTCGTACTGGTGAGGAATATTATGTGAACTTTTCACCAGCAGCAATCAAGGATATTGTCTTTGATTATGCAAGGAGAGACAATTTCAATAATGTAAACATTGAGCATGATAGCAAGAGAGTGGTTGATGGAATATACATGATCATGTCATATATCATTGATGAGTCAAAAGGATTCACAGCTCCAGAAAGATTCAAGCATGAGAATGATGGCTCTTGGATTGTGAGCTACAAAGTAACAAATAAGGATGTCTATGATGCTGCTAAGGCTGGCATGTTCACAGGATTCTCAATTGAGGGAGTATTCCAATTGCTTGAGACTGGCAAAGGTTGGGAGCATGAATTCACAACCATATATCAAGAGCTTAAAAAGGTCCAGGAATATATTACATTTTACAATGACTATCCAGAGGCTGTGAGCAACAACGCCAAGAAAGGTATTGAACTCAATCAAAAGTATGGGAATAAATGTGCCACAAGAGTGGGCCGCTTAAGAGCAACAACTTTAGCTAATAGACAAACTGTCTCAGTTGCTGTGATTAAAAGAATGTACTCATATCTATCAAGAGCTGAGGAGTATTATGATGAGAGTGATCAATCTGCATGTGGTACAATATCATATTTATTATGGGGTGGACTTGCTGCAAAGAGATGGTCAGAGGCTAAGTTAAAAGAATTAGGGATTTTCGAACAATAAATTATAATAAGTATGAACAAAGAATTAACTACCATTAAGGAATTGATTGCTGAAATGAAAGCACAATTCTCAAAGTCAGTTGACAAATTTGAATCAGCAGTATTGGCTGATGGTGTTACAACAATTGAGTATGATGCTCTTGAGGTTGGAATGCCAGTTTTTGTTGTTGCAGATGGCGAAAGAATACCAGCTCCTGAAGGAACTCATGCATTGAGTGGTGATCTTGCAGGTGTATCTATTGTTGTTGATGCTGAAGGTATCATAACAGAGATCATTGATGAGAGACAAAATGAAGGAGATGGTGAAGTTGCTGTTGAAGAGACATCATCAGAAGCAATGAGTGCTGAGCAAGTTGAGTCAATAGTAAATGCAAAGCTTGAGGCATTCTCCAAAGCTGTCGAAGGATTGGCAGAAATGACCAAAGCTATTGCTGAGACAAATACAAACTTGGTTAATGAGTTGAGCTCATTGAAAAGTGATTTCGAAACTTTCAAAGCACAGCCATCAGTTGAAACCAAAGAGGCTGAAAAATTCAGCAAGGTTGGCAACCTGACAGCCCGACAACTATTCTTGAAAAATTCTAAAGTATAAATAAAATGTCATTAAAAAAATACCTACGCACAAAGTTTGACTGGGATGTATCTGGTCTTGCAGCTTATGTTGATGAGCAAAGAGAGGACTTAATTGTAAAGTCAGTAACTGAAGCTCGCACATTACAATATGTTTCAATTCAACAAGGGATTAAAGGATCTCAAGAATTGAAGTTAATGGATGATTCAATTGTATATCAGACTGGTGATTGCACAATGACTCCTGATGGAGATACTGTATTCACTGATCGTGCTATTGCAGTTGAGACTCTTGGTTATATGAAATCTTTCTGTCAAAAAGATCTTGATGGATTCTGGACACAATTAGGTCTACGTCCAGGAGCAATGGCTGAAGATAAGACTCTTCCATTTGAGCAACAAATCATCAACTACTTATTGCAGTTACATTCATTTGAATTAGACAAATTAATCTGGAAAGGTAACAAAGCTACTGGATCAGGTAACTTGAATAAGATGAATGGATTCCGCCAGTTTTTAACAACAGCAAATGGTTGTGTTAATTTGAACACTACATCAGTTGCAAGCATCTCTGCATCTAATGCATTTGATGTATTCTATAACTGTTTCATTGAAACTCCAGCAAATGTTGCTGAGGCTAATGACTTTATCTGTTTCACTGGTCGTGAGAATTTCAATTACTTGACTAAGAACTTGGTTGATGATAACTTATTCCACTACAATCCATCAAACATTGGTGACTTGAATGAGTTAGTATTACCAGGAACTAACATGAGAATTGTTAAGGTTAATGGATTGAATGGTCTTGATAACATTTACACTGGTCGTGCATCTCACTTTGTATTTGGAACTGACTTATCATCTGACTTTGAAAACTTTGATTTATGGTATTCTCAAGATGATGATGTGATTTACCTACGTTCTAAGTTCAGAGCTGGTGTTCAGGTACCATTCTTGGATCAAATCGGAGTGTGGAACGGAACTGGTTCACCTAACTAATAACTAACATGGGAGGGGGTAACTCCTCCCTATTGTATAACATTAAAAAGAAATAACAATGGCTTGTAATATGACTGCCGGATATAATGACAGAACTTGTACCAATGGAAAAGGTGGTATCAAGTCAGTGTTGTTGTTTCCATTAGGCAATGTAACTGGCAGCAATGTCACAGCAACAAATGAAGTTGACTCTTTGACTGTATCTGGTGAAGTGTTTTTATATAAGTTGAAATCAAACTTATCAAGTTACACTGCACCAATTCGAGTGAACAAAGGAAATGGTACACTTTGGTATGAACAAACTTTGACAATGATCTTAGCATCAGACACAAAGGAGTTGAGATCAGAGATCCATTTGCTTGGACAGAATGAAGTAGTTGCTCTTGTTGAGAAAGCTGATGGTACTGTTGTTGCTCTTGGATTTGGTGAAGGCCTTCAGATTGCTGAGGCATCTGCATATGGATCTGGAGTATTGAAGTCTGACAGATTAGGACATGATATCATCTTAGGTGGATTAGAAAATGATCCAGTGCCAGATGTTGATCCAGCTGTTTATGCTTCTTTATTAGCACAACAATCTCCATCAATTTAATAAATTGTAAACTCTTATCAGAAAGGGAGGGCTGTGTCCCTCCTTTTTTTGTATATTTGAAACCATGGAAATAAAATCAAAGTTTATTGGATCAAAACAATGGTCAGCTCTATTAAGTAGATGGATTGACATTGAGAGAGGTAAAGAGGAATATTACATGTCTCTTGGATTCCTCCACATCTTTGAAAAAAGAAAACCTAAATTAATTAAAAATGCTGAGAATACAGAAAGCAACCTCTTCAAATCTGATAGTGACAGTAACAGAACTGACAACAGTTAGTCCAGTTTACTATCTATTTGAATTTGAGCATGAGCAATCATTCTTGAAATATCATTGCATCCTTGCTAATATCAGCACTGCAATATCAAGATATGATGAATTCTTGCTTGTGGATGGAGTGGATGTTACTTTTGATTATGATGGATACTACACATATCGCATCTATCAGCAAACATCATCAACCAATCTTGATCCTGACTTGTCAGATGGATTAGTTGAGGAGGGTAGAGCACATGTCTATGTGCAAGATTCACCTTCCAATGAATACAATGAAAATATAACATTCAATATATATGAATAAGTTTGAATCAATGTCATTCAGAAAGGACTTTGTCCTACCAGTTGAGGAGCAAGATAGAATGCTTGGCTTTATCAAATGGGGAAAAAAGAATGATTATCCCTATTTTTTAGTGGATCTTTTTAATGGATCGGCTTGGCACCAAGGAATAATCAAGAATAAAACTCACTACATTGCTGGAGGAGGGATTGAAGTTGTCACTGGTAACTTGCAAAGATTCCTTGAGAATCCTTATTCTGACTTTACAATGGATGAGATTGTTGAGCAATTGGCATTTGATTATGAATTGTTTGGAGCATTCGCGGTAAAAGGTACATGGAATAAAGAAGGGACAAGAGTTGTCAGATGGGAGTATCTTGCAGTTGATATGATAAGAATATCAGCTGATGAAAGAATGTACTATCTATCAGATGACTGGACTGTGCAACAACAATCAGCTGAGAAAACAAATCTCAGAACAATTTCAGCTCTTGATGAGAATAATAAAGTGGGATCATTTATTATATATTACAAGGATCCAGCAAAGAAAGGTCGTAAAGAACAAGGAGTCTATCCAAAGCCTCCTTATAATGGAGGTATAACAGCCATTCAGACTGATGTTGATATCTCTAAATTCCACATGTATGAATTACAAAATGGATTCAAGTCAGGAACTATGATCACATTCATGGATGGCTTTCCAGAAACACAAGAGGAGGCAGAGTCATTCAAGAATCAAATCAAAGGACCAGCATCCAATATTGAGAATTCTGGTGATATCATTATCACATTTGCACCATCAGCAGATCAAGCTCCAAAAGTTGAGAGTCTGACTGGAAATGACCTGGATAAAAGATATGAATCTCTTGAGTCAAGCGTGCAACAGAATATTCTTGTGGCTCATGCAGTTGTTGCTCCATCCTTATTTGGAGTTGCTCCTGAAGGATCATTCAATGCAGCAGAATCAGCAGAACTATTTGAGATATTCAAAAAAACATATGTTGATACAAGACAAAGAAGGCTTGAATGGATGCTTAATTACATGATTGAATTATCAGGTGATGTTGGTACAGTTAAACTCAAGGATGTTAAACCAATCGGAGTTGCTGAGACTGCACCAGTTGCTACGACTCCAGGAGCTGAGGCACCAGTTGATGTTGCTAAGAGTGCATTGAATGGAGCTCAGATTGCATCACTTATTGATGTGGTTGCCAAGATTAAAGAAGGTATATTGACTCCAGACTCAGCATTGCAAGTATTGTTGGCATCATTTCCTACAATTGATGAGGCACAAGCAAGAAGGATTGTTGGAATCAATAGTCCACAAATTATGAGCTCATGCAAACATAATTTTGATGATGATGATATTGGATATTTTGCTCAGTATGGTGAATCTGCCAATAAATACAATACAATTATGAGCTTCAGTATTCCATGGGACACACCAATGGATGAAGTATTCAAAAAACAAGATGAAATTTTTGCAACCATTGGACAGGTAACTGTGGGCGGGGAGGGCTCTAAAGGCCTGGGAAAGAATGATGGAGGGAGTGAGTTTGAAGTTAGATATAAATATCAGCAAATTCCTGGAATCCCTCCAGTAAAAACTCAATCAAGAGCTTTTTGTATTAAGTTAATTGAACTCAACAGATTGTATACAAGACAAGAGATTGAAACAATATCATTAAAATTAGGTTATGATGTCTGGAGATACAGAGGTGGATGGTATACTAATCCAGATACTGGAAAAACAACACCATGGTGTAGACATGAATGGGTTCAGCAATTAGTTATTGCAAAAGCTGGTACTAAAAACATTGAGGTTGTTCAACCAGAAGTTAAAACAAATGAGATTAAGATTACAACAAGCAAAGAAGGAGCAGAAACAGCTATTGAATTTTTCAAAGAGTCGACTGGAATCCAGATGAAAATAGGTAAAGTTGCTGAAAATATTGATCCTGAAAAAATGCAAATATCATTGACTGAGGTCAAAAATATATTGAGAGAATATAAAATAAGTAATACAATTGAAGACAATGCTGAATTATCATTCAAGACAACGAGTGGAGCTTATGGAGTTGTATGGCATAGAGGCGGTCAAATTTCAGAAATAAATTTAGGACAAAATGTAAATTTAAGAGGAGCAGTTAATACAGATGCAACAAAAAGATTTGAAATTGTATTATCTAAACAAGGCAGATATTTGACTCAAAGAAATAATGCTCATGTTGATGAAATTAATATTGATAAATATGTTGCTACTCATGAAATGGGACATGTAATTGCATTGTCTCAGAATCCAAATTCAGCTGCATATTTCGCTAAATTAAAGCCTATATTTAGTCAATACAAAAAAGAAATGCAACAATCAGTTATTAATAATGATATTAAAAATTTAAATGAAATATCTCTTGGTGGTTATGCAAGAACAAACTTAAATGAATTCCATGCTGAAGCATTTAGTGAATATAGATTAAGTTCAACTCCAGGAAAATATGCTAAATTAGTCGGGAAATTAATTGACCAACATTTTAAAAAGTAAAAAACAATATATGATACCAATTGATTTTATTTGTTTCAAATGTAAAAATTTTACATTAATGGGGTGTCCAGCATTTCCTGATTTTGAAATACCTGAGGAAATAACATCAGGAGAAAATAAACATAAAAAACCATTGCCAGGTCAAGGCAATGATATTGTATTCACACCTAAAACTGAGGAAGATGAATTATTTATTGTCGGTTGAGAATCTCAAGAAGCTTGGACTCATCCATAGCAATACAGATACAAAACTCTTGGCAGTTGCTATCAAGAGAAGTCAAGACATGCATATTCAACCAGCTCTTGGGACTCCCTTATATAAGGCCTTGCTTGATAGAGTTGAGACAAATACATGGACAGCTGATTATCTCACATTAATGAATGATTATGTTGTGCCATGTCTGGTTGCTTTTGTTGATTACAGAGCAGCGTTATTCCTTACTGAGAAACTTACAAACAAGGCAGCTGGAAGAGTATCTGATGAGAATCTTCAAGCCAATACTTTGGATGAGGTTAATGAACTAAGGGATCAATTGAGAAAGGATGCTTATTTTTACAAGCAAAGACTTGTTGGATTCCTTATGGATGATCAAGCAACAAAATATCCAGAATATTGTGATATGTGTTCTGATCATTGCAATGAATATGTGAAAAAAGATAAGACTGGATATAGGCCAATAAATTGGATGCAATGAAATTCTCAAAGAAACAGATTGATAAATTAAAAGCATATCTCAATAAGGATGGAAAAGACATTAAACCAGTTAATGAAAGAACTGGAAACAATAGCAACAGAACACCGTCAGATAAACGAGTTCTTTCAAGGTGACTATATTGATGCTGTGTCCAGAGATGCAGCTCAATATCCTTTGATGGTTGTAACTTTACAGCCTGGATCTATGACAGATCAAGCTGTCAATGTCAATATGGTCATATCAATCGCTGATAAATATAACATCCAAGAATATAGACAAATCAATGAGATACATTCTGATTGCTTGAGCATATGCAATGACATCAGAATTACATTTCAGCAATGGAGATTTGAGGAGTTTATGGACATCAATGGAGATATCACAACACAGCCATTCATTAATCGCGGTCCAGATGTAACTGCTGGATGGACAATCAATGTCAGTGCATCTATCTATGATTACAATGACTGGTGTGCAATTCCTTATGATGATTACGATTTTGAAAATGGCAATCCACCAGCAACTAATTGTGGAGATTTGACAACAACATACAATGTTTATGTCAATGGAAATCTTGAGGATACATTTACTCAGAACACAACAGAAAACAATACTATAAATATCAACGTCTAATGGCAACAACAAACATTAATGTCACAACATTAGAGACAGCAAATTATGGATTATTTGCTCAGACAGCTAATAGCACACCAATAACCAACACAACAGTTGAGACATCACTAATCAATGGAGGAGTTGGATCATTAACTGTTCCGGCAAATGGTTTTGCTGTTGGTGATTCATTTAGAGCTGTGATGGCTGGAATCTTGAATGTAGCTAATAATCAAAGCATCAGAATCAGAGTCAAGGCTGGCTCAGTTGTATTGCTTGATAGTGGAGTTCAATCAATTAGTAATATCACAAATGATGTATTCTCTTTGAATATAGATTTCACAATCAGAGCCATTGGAGGAGCTGGGACTGCATCAATTGTATCACTTGGCACATTCCACTATGTTAAGACATCCAATGCCTCAGCTCAAGGTTTTGCTTTCAACTCAGTAAACTCAACAACATTTGACACAACCATCAGCAATCAATTAGCCATTACAGTTGAATGGGGTGCTGCCAATGCTGGTAACTCAATTTATTCTGATATTTTTATCTTGAATAAAACATATTAGCATATTAAATATGGAGAGTATATTCAAACTTGATTTCAAAACATTTCTAAAAAGTCCATTTACTTATATCTTTTTTATATTACTTACAATCCTTATTTTTATCGGAAGATATGTGATCAATTCAAAGGATCAAGAAATCAAAGTACAACAGCAAAAGATTGATGATTGTGATGATGAGAGAAAGGCTGATAAAAAATTAATGCAAAATATATTATTTCAAAAAGAACTAAATAAAAGACTAAATGGAGAATAAAATCTTGATAGCTATAACTATTGTAAGTAGTTGTATTGCAATATTCAGTCCAGTTGCTGAGCATAAGTATCAACCACATAAAAAAGATCAAACAACAATCAAGGCAGAGAAGTATCTGCATGATCTTGAAGAGGAAAATAATAAAAAGGTTGAGGACCTTAAGCATGATGTTGACAGCTTATTGACAATAAAGAAAAAAATTAAGTATATTTACATCCAAAGGGATTCAATATGAGTTATGCTTGGTTAAAAAAAGAAACAGCTCCAAACATATTGGTTGAGGCAGTCAAGCACATTGGTGTCAAGGAGATTGTTGGTAAGCAACACAATCCAACTATTCTATCCTGGGCAAAAGCTCTTGGTCTTGAGAAGGTATACACCAATGATGAGATTCCTTGGTGTGGTTTATTTATAGCATATTGCTGTCATGCTGCTGGATTAGATGTTGTCAAGGCTCCATTATGGGCATTGAATTGGAATAAGTACGGCAATGTTGCAAAGGTTGCAATGCTTGGTGATGTATTGACATTCACCAGGAATGGAGGAGGTCATGTTGGGATCTATGTTGGTGAGGATGATACTCATTATCATGTGCTTGGAGGAAATCAAAACAACTCAGTCAGTGTATCTCGCATTGAAAAGTCAAGACTCAGCCAAGCAAGAAGGACAGCATGGAAGATTGCACAACCATCCAATGTCAGAGTAGTTAAACTTGAGCCAAAAGGAGTAGTCACAACAAATGAAGCATAATGAAAAAACCAGGTAGACCAAAAAAGAATTTGAATATAAACATTGACACAAAGAATGTCGATGTTAAAATAACGCGAAAAGATGGCGTTACAGACATTAAAGTTGACACTCCAAAGGTTGATGTTGATTTGCATAAAGATAATGAAGGAAAGACCATCAAAATTGATTCAGATAAAGTTGATGTAATCATTGATAAAGGTGAGGTCAAGGTTGATGTAAATGAACAAAGTGGATTGCTTGGTAAAATAGCCAAGTTGATCTTCAGAAAGAAGCTTCCATAAGCGGTTGTTTTTAGGGTTAACAAGAGAGCCATCCAATTAGGGTGGCTTTTTTATTTGTTAAAATATGTTAAAATTATTTCATAAGTGAAAATAGTTATTAAATTTGTTTAACACTAAAACAAAAAACATGGGAACATTTATCTATTTGCTGTTACTATACAGCTTTGTTGCAACTCTAAAAATCGTTAACTTAAAAAAGTAAATTATGGAAAGTTTAATTCAAGAATGCCACTATTGTAATGGCTCTGGTTATGTTGATTTTAACCATGATTATGATGCAAAGAGACAAGCTCTGGAATCAATTAATGAAATGATATATGTCTTTCAGCAAAAGATGAAGATACATCAGAGATTGATTCCAGAGTTAAGGAGATGCTATTTGAATCAACTTGCTGATAAGTATGAGGATAAGGTTGATACCTATGCAAGAGCAATTGGAAGATTAAAAAATTATAAACTCAAATTCATATGAGTACAGTATATTATGAATACTGGTGGCAAAGAGCTGGCAGATTCAACATGGATTTATTTAATAACTATTTAAGAGCAAAGAGAGATGCTGAATTTCAAAGTAACATACAAAATCAAGGATGGCAAATGGAAAGTAATCCACAAGATAATTCAAGCCAACAGTCCAGAGGATGCAATCAAGAAGATGGACATGTGGCCTCCATTAATTATTAAAGTTGAGAAGATATGAAAAGATTTAGAATATGGCTTGAAGATGAAATGGAGGAAGAGGGTGGATCCTGGTGGAATTGCATCATGGATGAGAATGGTTGTTTATTTGATCCAAACTATCCAGATGAGGAACGAGATACACTGCAATGGTATATTGAACATGGATACAAAGTGGAGGAGCTATGAACATCAATGATATCATAAGAGAAAGATTTCCTAATGAAAGAACTCAAGATCTTGCTGATGAACTTTGATTAACTTATTCTCAACTTGCCAACAGAGCTTACAAAATGGGCATCAAGAAGTCAGATGAATTCAAGATGTCAGAGAAATCTGGAAGGCACAATCTGATTGAATGTGGCAAGCCATTTAGATATTCAAAAGGTCATACACCATTAAACAAAGGAAAAAAGATGAGTCCAGAGTTATATGAAAAATGCAAAGTATCAATGTGGAAACCAGGCAATATACCTCAAAATTGGAAGCCTAATGAATCTGTTGTTCAAAGAATAGACAAGACTGGAAGAGTTTATAAATATTACAAGGTCAAAGATTCTCACTGGATTCTTTATCATCACAAAGTCTGGAATGATCATCATGGACCAATACCATCAAAGCATATTGTAAAATTCAAAGATGGAAATACATTGAATTGTGACATATCAAATCTGGAATTGATTACAATGGCAGAGAATGCAATTAGAAACAGCATTCAAAGATTTCCTCAAGAAGTACAACAACTAATTAAATTAAACGCAAAACTAAAAAAGAAAATCAATGGCAAGAAACAAAATCAATGATCTTAGAGATCATCTCTTTGCAGCATTAGAGAGATTGGACAACGATGAGCTCACAGCTGAAGAGCTCCAAAAAGAACTGGATAAGGCTGAGGCAGTTGCACAAATTGGCAATGTGATCATCAGCAGTGCAAAGGTAGAGGTTGACTTCATGAAAGCAACTGGAATGATATCAACTAATAGTGATTTATTTAAAGGAGTACAACATGAGTCCAGACAATTATACAGTGGTAGAGAAAGTTAAGCAATTAATCATCCAGGATGAGCTTAATTCAAAGTCAAGGGAAAGAGATAAAATATATAAAAGATCTTATCTCTATGCAATACTCAGAGAAGAGGGATGGAATCTATCCAAGATTGGAAGGTTATTCAATAGAGACCATGCAACTGTGATTAATGGATTGAGATGTTACGACAACTATTATGGTAATGATAAGATTTATCATAGATATATAAAACATTATGAATCAATATTCAGACCATCTATTGAAGTGCCAAAAGATTCTATTTATGATGATGTGATGAACTGCCATAATACTACTCAATTGAGGTTGATTAAGGATAAGATAATGGGTGGATTGTATGACAACACGACAAGTCTCTTATTGTACGTTCCTATAATTTTTTCTTTTTTTGTGTGGGGGGTAGAAAAAATGCTCGTCATCTTGTCATGATTTTGTTGAAAGCCAATACTGGCTTAATATACAGCCATGACAAGTCAATTTTTAACCTGTCATGATAGAAAAAGTTTGTCATGGATTTGGAGAATAAAAAAAAATCTTTATATTTGCAAAGGGGTTTGCGGTTAGCTGCCCAGTAAAAGGTTTGACACTGTACCTTTCCCCCTATTTTTAATCAGTGTCATAAAACAGTTGTATGAAAATATCAGTATTCAAATCGTTATTTAACACCAAAGAGACTGCCTATTCTCTGACCATTCCTGAAGTGGTCGCAAGGATTCAAAATGGTACACCAGATCTCAAAAAAAAGATTGAGATTATTAGGACCATGAGCAAAGGTCAAAAAGAATATGACCAAGCAAAAAAGGAACTTTATGCAATCATGTTCAATGGTACATTCTCAGAAAGGAGTGCAAATGGATTGATTGAACATTCAGGACTTTGTATCCTTGATTTTGATGGATATCCATCTGATGATATCATGAAAGTTGAGAGACAAAGATTGATTAATGATCCTTATGTGATTATTGTATTCACATCACCTGGAGGCAAAGGACTCAAGGCAGTGATTAGAATACCAAAATCAAATGCATCAGAACATAAAAGAAGATTCTTAGCTTATGCTGATTATTTCAAGTCAGATTATTTTGATACTAAGAATCAAGATGTCTCAAGAGTTTGTTTTGAGTCTTATGATCCAGATATATATTACAATGAATTCTGTCAAGTATTTGAAGGAATTACAGAGGATAAAGGATTTCAGTATATTGAAAGAGCTCCAGTATGTATTCTTAATGATGAAGCTAAGAAAATAGAACTTATTGAGAAATTTCAATTTAAACATTCATTCACCGATGGAAGTCGCAATCAGTTTATCTTTGAGATAGCTTGTTGTTTCTGTGATTATGGTATATCTCAAGATATTACAGAGCATCATCTGTCATCAAAGTATCCATCAAGTCCAGACTTTACTCACAATGAGATGTTGAGTGCAATCAAATCAGCATACAGGAAGAGTCAATTCAGCTCAAAATACTTTGAGGATAGATCAACCATTGAAAGAGTCAAGCTCAAGCTTAAGAATGGAGTTAATGAGGATGAGATAAAAAAGCAACACAATATCTCAGATGATATTCTCAATGACATTAAGGACAATGCAACCAATTCTGATGATGTATTCTGGACAATAGTCAAAAAAAAAGATAGTGAAGTTGTAATCATTGAGCCATTGAAATATGCTCAATTCTTGGTTAAGAATGGATTCAATAAATTCTATCCAGAGAATGCTGAGAAACCAACATTTGTCAGAGTGATTGAGAATAAGGTCAAGCTTTCATCTGTGGACCAGATTAAAGATTTTGTTTTGACATATCTAATTGAGAAAGGTCATATCAATGTATGGAACTTTTGTTCTAAGTCAACTTATCTGTTCTCAGAGAATCATCTTAACATGATTGATTCAATCTATTTAAAGATGTTGCAAGATACTGAGACAGAAAGTTATATTCCTTTCAAGAATGGTGTGATTAAAGTTACAAAGGATTGTACTGGACTTTTGAGCTATATTGATGTGGATGGTTATATCTGGGAGAATCAGATAATTGACAGAGAATTTCATCTTTGTATTGACTTTCATAATGATTTCAGAGACCTGGTCCATAAGGTAAGCAATGGAGATCATAAGAGAATTGCAAGTCTTGAGTCAACTCTTGGATACTTAATGCATTCATACAAGGATAAGACTAATCAGAAAGCAATCATATTTAATGACCAGGAGATTGATGATAATCCAAATGGAGGGAGTGGTAAGTCATTGATGTTGACAGCTCTTGGATATCTCAGAAAGACAGTGAAGATTGATGGTAAGTCATTCAATCCAAGTAAATCTGATTTTGTTTATCAAAGAGTCAATCTTGATACTCAGATTCTGGCATTTGATGATGTTAAAAAGAACTTTGATTTTGAGCAACTATTTATGATTGTCTCTGAAGGAATCACAGTTAACCGAAAGAATAAGGATGAGATATTCATTCCATTTAATAGATCACCAAAGATTGTCATCACAACCAATTATGTGATATCAGGAGCTGGAGGATCACATGATCGGAGAAGGCATGAGATTGAATTCTTTCAATATTTCAATGCGACAAATTCACCTTTAAAAGAATATGGGAAGCTATTGTTTGACCAATGGTCACAAGATGACTGGTCAAAGTTTGACAACTACATGATTAAGAACTTGCAAATGTTTTTGAGAAATGGATTGACAAACACAATAAGCATCAATGCAGAGGCCAAGAGATTCATCCAGGCGACAAGCAAGGATTTCTTTGATTTCGTATCTGATAATCCTTTGCTCCTGGATGTTTATTATTTCAATACAGAATTACTTAATCAATTCCAGAATGAATACAATGGATATAAGGAAATAAATCCACAAAGATTCTCTAAATGGATTGCAGAGTATGGAAAATATAAAGGTTGGATCATGGAGAAAGGCAGAAATAATAAAGGCAGATATATAACATTTAAGAATAAATAAGATGAAACAGCAAAAATACTTTATCATTCACTGTGGAGAGGATATTAATAAGTCAATTCTCTTTGATATTACTGACAAACTAAAAGAGCAAGGTCATTATTTTGTAGTCAATTGCACAAGCAACATCAATCAGTTTGATGTGAAGAGAGTCACACAAGAGGAGTTTAATAAATTCAATGGATATGAATAAGATAAACAAGGATAAACTCAAAGCTCTGGAGCTGGAGTCACTGAAATCAAAATATCCATCCATGGATCCGAGATTCATTCCTTTAACTGATTGGAAGGATACATCAGCAAATGGACTCACTAAGTGCATCATCTTCTGGATCAATGCAATGGGTGGACAAGCTGAGAGGATATCCAACCAGGGACAATACAGAGCTGGTAAAAAGATTCAAGTTGGCACTGGTGAGATTGCATACACTAAGGAGCTCAAAGGAAAGTGGACTCCAGGTCAAGGCACCAAAGGAACAGCTGATATCTCAGCAACTATCAGAGGCAGATCAGTCAAGATTGAAGTCAAATATGGCAAGGATAGGCAGTCAGATGCTCAGAGACAATATCAAGAAATGATTGAGAAAGCTGGAGGAATTTATGAAATATTTAGAGACTTTGACTCATTTGTTGAATGGTATGAAAAAATCACATTATGCTTAATATAACGAATGAAGATAACATGGAGCTAATGGCTCGCTATCCTGACAAGCATTTTGATTTGGCTATTGTTGACCCGCCTTATGGAATAGATGTTATGAATGGTGGTGGACAACCAAAAAAACATAGATTTAAACAATGGGAAAGAAAAAGTTGGGATAAATCAATTCCTGATGAAAAATATTTTCAAGAATTATTTCGTGTTTCTAAAAATCAAATAATATGGGGCGGTAATTATTTTACAGATTTTTTAAAACCAAGTCAAGGTTGGATATTTTGGTTTAAACAACAAGGTATGACGTTTGCAGATGGAGAATTGGCTTGGACTTCATTTGATAGAGCAACACGACAATATGATTTAGATGGGATGGGAGGTGCTGGTAGAATACACCCTACGCAAAAACCTATTAGACTATACAAATGGCTCTTAGACAAATACGCAAAGCAAGGAGATAAAATACTCGACACACATTTAGGCAGTGGTTCAATAGCGATAGCTTGTCACGATTACGGCTTTGACTTAACAGCTTGTGAATTAGATAAAGAATATTTTGATTTGGCAACAAAAAGAATTAATGAACATCTTGCACAATTAAAATTATTTTAGTACATTTGTAAAACCTAAAAACAACATAAATGGAAAACAAACCTTTTAACAGGTCATTGTGGGCAAAATTACACATGGCCAAGATGAACATTGGAAAGGTTGCTAAGAATGCAACGAATCCACATTTCAAAAAATCCTATGCTGATATCAATGCATTGCTTGAGACAGTTGAGCCAATACTCCATGAGAATGGCTTGGTATTATTGCAACCAGTTAAGGATCACATTGTATTCACTCAGATCATTGACATTGATTCTGGTGATATGATTGAATCATGGATGCAACTGCCAGAGATTACTGATCCTCAGAAACTACTCGGAGCCATTACTTATTTTCGAAGAGGTACATTGCAGTCTTTGTTGGCATTGCAGTCAGTGGATGATGATGGAAATGGAGCAACAGCAACAACCAAAGCACCTAATCCATCACTATCTGAAGAGCAATTCAAGAAGGCAGTTGATGCTATTGCCAAAGGAAAGTATACCATTGAGCAGTTGAGAGCAAGCTATTCATTAACGAAAGAACAGGAGGCACAACTATGAAATGGCACCCATCATCATTAGGCAAGCTGATGACAACAGCAAAGTCAAAATCTGAGATACTTTCTGAAACTGCAAAGACCTACATCAAGACAAAAGCAAAGGAGGATTACTTTGGATTCTCTTCATTCATAACAACCAAGCCAATGCTTAAAGGCAAGGATTGGGAGGAGGAATCTATTGCTCTTGTCAATCAAGTGAGAGGTACATTCTATGTTAAGAATAAGGAAAGATTTGAGAATGAATTCCTGACTGGAGAGCCAGATATTATCTTGGATGACATGATCATTGATATCAAGACATCTTGGTCACTTGAGACATTTCCAGCAACTCAAGATGAAGGAATTAACAAGGATTACATGTGGCAATTGATTGGATACTGTTGGCTATTAGATAAGCCACAAGCTGAATTAATCTATTGCATGATTGATACTGATGATACATTGCTTGGAGATTGGGATAATAGATCTATCCATAAGGTTAGTCATATTGATCCAGCAAAGAGAATTACATCATTAAAGTATGAAATGTCAATGGATCTGATATATGATATTAAAGAGAAACTCACAGCAGCTAATGAGTATTACTCACAGTATATGCAACAACTTAATAATAAATAAAATGGAACACAAATTAAAAGGAAAGCTCATCCTAAAATCAGAGCCAAGACAAATATCTGAAAAGTTCAGAGTAATGGATTTCGTAATTGAAACACCAGATGAGAAGTATCCTCAGAAAGTACAATTTCAAATCCTTAATGATAGGATTCAGGAGATGGATAAGTGGACAATCGGTGAAGAGCTTGAGGTATCATTCGATATTAGAGGCAGAGAATATTCAGGCAAGTATTATAACAGTCTGAATGCTTACAAAATTGAATCAAGTATATTCTAATGAAAGATATTGTAATTTGGATATTAACGCTATTCGTGCTGGTTGCTGGGATAGCGTTATTCTATTATGGCCTGTATCGTTTCTTTGGCACTATTGGATTATTTGTATTTATATCACTGGCTGTGTTTTGGTTGATGTTAATAAAGAGATCATGAAAATAATCACAATCTATCTCAAGAATCCAGATGACAACATCAAGGAATGGATGATCAGAGAAACAAAGTCACGAATCAGCAACAGATATAAACAAGTGCATATTGCTGAGGATATCGGAGTGAACACTACTCAACTCTGGAGATTCATGAATGAGTCAAAGGTATCTGAGGACTTTTACATCAAATGGTTTAAATGGTATTCTAAAATATCATAACTTAGCAATGTGGAATTCTGGAAAAAAGAAGCCTATATCATTGCTGGTAAAATCACCGGAGGGAATCCAATATCTTCAGACTTGGTCAGCCATGTCTATCTATTGGTGCATGAACTTAGCATCAGACAAGAGGACCTTCCAAGAGTCTTTGCCAGATATGCTTACAACCAGTACAACTGGAGGGATTCCACATTCAATAAGTTATTCAAGACACATGACCAGTTACCAGATATGGACTCCAAAGAATCAGATGATGAGAGCTACGAAGTTACAAAGGCTCAAGAATTATTGGATGACTATCTTCATCAGAGTCCTGAAGATGATCAAAAGATGTTCACCAAAGAGATCACAAAGATGCATCTGATGGGTATGACATACAGAGAGATTCGCACATTAACTGGAATTAGTCTTGACACTATTCACTTGGCAATTAAACAATTTAAATATGATTTATCTGATTATAATAACTCTTCCAATAGGATTTGCGAGGGCTCTCCAGAGCTTCAATCTTCCGAATATTAAACCATTCAGCTGTCAAAGTTGCCTATCATTTTGGGTATCAATCTTGGCAGCATCAGTCATTGATTGGCATCTGATTGGCTTGGCATTCATAACTTATCTATTGTCTGACTTAATTTTGATATATGAAAGTAAGTGATGAACTATTAGATCAAGCTGATAGATATAGCAAGACAAGATCATTTGCTCTTAACTCAGCCATGAAAAGAGAGCTCAGTGATTGGCACAAAGCTGCTGGTCATGGTAAACTTAATATTGCTTGCTCAACTTGCATCCGAAATGGAATGAGTAAACTACTCAAATCAATCCAGGATGGTGAGCAACTCAAGCCTCGTATTCATTTCATAGGAATCAAACAATGATAGTCACAGCACCGATACCAGCATTTGGCAGATTTCCTTTGCTCAGATTAACTATCTCAAGACTGAAGAGGCAAGGAGTCATTCCAATTGTTTTAGGACATGAGAGAGAAGCAATGGATATTGCCATGCAAATGAATGTGGAATGGATATCTATTGACAATGATCCTCTTGGCAATAAATGGAACAAAGGATTCCAGGCATCAAAGAATTACAATGCAGATGCAGTGATCTTCATGGGATCATCTGACTGGTGCAGTGATGGATATATCCAAAGATGCAAAGAGCATAGCAAGGACTTTGGAATGATTGGTCAGTTAGGTTGTCACTTTGCTGATGTATCTGATGAGATTAGATTGGTCCATTGGAAAGGATACAAAGAGTCAATGAGACAAAATGAGCCAATAGGTATTGGCCGCTTTCTCAATAGAGAATTCCTGGAAAGAATCAACTGGACTCCATTCAATCCACAACTCAACTCAGGCCTTGATTGGTCCATGTGGCTCAAGGCTATGAAAACAAATCAAGAGATTGGAATACTTGAATGTGACAACTCAGTGCAACTACTATCAATCTCAACAAATAAATGGGTAAACAAACATAAATTCACTGATCACTGGACTGGATCTCTTAAGTCAGAGAGATGTAATCTCTCAATCCTGGAGAAAGAGTTTAGTGAATTAAAACAACTATTATAATGCAAGCACATATATCAGAATCACTTGCTGGCCTTGACAAAGGACTCATTGAAAAATTCAATTTAACACCATACCAGGTTGCAACTTGGGACACTGTATTCATGGGGATGTACAGAGAAGAGGACTTGACTACTCTTGCAACACATCTCGGAGCCAGCACAATTGTCTGGTTTGGCTCAGATGCCAAAGACCTTCCAGAGGATTGGATTAAGTTCATGAAGGACTCAGTCAACATTGCAGTCAGTCATCAAGTCCTTGAGACTCTTGCATCCAAAGGCATTGAGTCAATATGGTGTCCTATCAATGCTGTCATTCCTCATCACTGGCCATTGCTGCCTAATGGTGACAAGATATTCTGGTATTCTGGAAATGCTCCAGAGTATTATGGTCAAGACCTTATCAACGAAATAAAAGAACGTATCAACATTCCTATCATCAGAGCTGGTCATGATACATTCAGCAAAGAGGAATTGGTTGATGTTTACTCTCAATGCTTTTTGAATCTGAGATTGACTCCTCATGATGGCTGTCCGAATACCAACATTGAAATGGGACTAATGGGAAGGCGGTCAATTTACAATGGTGACCTTCCAGCATCTATTCCTTGGGAATCAGTGGATGATATTTGTCAATCAATTGCAAGAGAATATGCAACAAGACATGTTGATAATGTGTATATTAGTAAAATTTATCATAATTTTGTTAACTATGAAAGAATGTCCACGCTGTTTGTTTGATGAGACCATAGCTGAGATTGGTCCAGAACAATGTGAATACTGTGATCTCCATGATCAATTAGAATTGCAATCTAATCCTCATGAATTAAAACATCTGATAAAACAAATCAGAGTCAAAGGTCATGATAAAAAATACGATTGTATCATGGGAATCTCAGGAGGTATTGACTCATCAACTCTCTTATATACTGCTGTCAAATATTGGAATCTCAGACCATTGGTGATTCATTTCGACAATCACTGGAATGCTCCAGAGGCAGTTCATAACATGACTCAGTTAGTCAAGTTACTTGGTGTGGACTCAATCACATATACTGTCAATAAAGAGGAATATGATAGACTGAATGATGCATTCCTTTGGGCTGGTATTCCTGATGCTGATATTCCAAACGATATTGCAATGACAAAGCTCATGTATGATACTGCATTCAAGTATGGTATCAAGTACATTCTAAATGGTCATGATTTCAGAACTGAAGGCTCAACTCCAAAAGGTTGGACTTATATGGATGCAAAATACATTCAATCAGTTTACAACAAATATTCTGGACTCAGACTCCAGAACTATCCCCTATTCACTTTCAAGGATCAACTATTCTATGCTGCAATGGGTATCAAGAATGTCAGACCATTTCATTATGGATTTGATAGAGATTCAATGGAGGCTGAAATGAAGAGACTAATCAACTGGCAAGATTATGGTGGCAAGCATTGCGAGAATGTATATACTGAGTTTGTTGGATCATTCCTCCTTCCAGAGAAGTTTGGAATTGATAAAAGGATTGTTTATCTTTCAGCTCAAGTAAGAAGTGGTAAACTAACCAAAGACCAGGCAAGAGAACAATTCAATATCAAGTCTGAATTCGATATCACAAAACTTGGCTCAAGTGCTGAGAGAATGCTCAGACTGGTCAACATAAGAAAGAGAGACCGATCAGAGTTTGAGAAATATGACTTTAAAAAATATAGAATCATCCTATGGTTATTAACCAAGATGAAAGTACTACCATATACATTCTATGTTAAGTATTGTAAATAATCGAACAAAGTAATATATTAAGAGGATAACTATATCTATATGGCATATAATCAAGAGATAATAGATCAACTTGAGGATCTTGGCTTTGAATATATCCAAGAATGCCTTAATAATAAAAAAGAGATGATCTCTAATAAAGGAGAGATTGTACTCGTTTCTGATAGACATATTCCAACTATTGATTACTTTCTTATGATATGGATCCCTATTAAACTTGGAATGAAGTTAATTGATAGGAGGACATGGTATAGATGGCTTAGAGAAGAGTCTGACAAATGTCACACTATAAAAAACATAGATGGTGAATTCATAGCTCTTGGAAAGAACATTGTGGCCAATGAAGGCAAGGGTATATTCTATGCTAAGAATAAATTTGGCATGCATGATCGCCAGCAACTCGAGACTAAGAATGTAGAGAAGTTTGACTTTGAATGAGTACAGTCAAAGGTTACAAGCCACATGACAAACAAAGAGAGATTCATGATGCCATCAACCATGGCCATGAAAAATATTATGCTCTGAACATTGGTAGGCAGTTTGGAAAGACCTTGCTTGGAATCAACCAACTACTTTGGTGGGCCATCAATGATAAAGGCTGTCGCATAGCATGGGTAACTCCAGTTTATAAGCAAGGAAAGAAAGTCTTTGCAGATCTTGAGAGGGCAGTTGCCAAGAGTGGATTGTTTACTTTCAACCGATCAGATCTGATGGTCAATGGCTTTGGCTCAACCATTGAATTCTTTTCAGGTGAGAGACCAGACAATATCCGAGGCAATACTTTTGATTATATGGTAGTGGATGAGATGGCCTTCACAAGACCAGAGTTGTGGGATGAAGTCTTGAGTGCAACTGTCCTGGTCAAAGGAAAGAAAGTCATCTTCATCTCAACACCAAAAGGCAAGAATCATTTCCATAGGCTTTGTATGCAACCGAACTATGATGATCGCTATGCTTACTTTCATTATTCATCTTATGACAATCCCATGATTGATCCAAGAGAGTTGGATGAGAGAAAGAGGTCATTGCCTGATCATGTATTCAGGCAAGAGTATTTGGCAGAGTTCATTGACAATGCCAGTGGTATATTCAAGAATGTTCATCAATGCATAAACACAGGCACCAAGACTGCAAAGATGTATGCTGGCCTTGACATAGGTAGGGCTGATGACTACACTGTGCTAACTATCCTCAATCAAGATGGACAGATGGTAACTGCTCATAGATGGAGGCATGATGAGTGGAGCAAGATTATTGAGAAGGTTGCCACTATCATCAAGCAATACAATGCCATTACATTGGTGGAGGTCAACAATCAAGGTGATGTATTCTTTGAGATGCTCCAGTCAAGATGCAAGAATCTCATCCATCCATTTGTGACAACATCTAAGACCAAGCCAATTATCATTGAGGATCTTGCTGTGGCATTTGAGCAATCAACAATCTCAATTGTCAATGAACAATGGTTGATAGATGAGTTGGATAATTTTAGTTATATTTACAATCCAAACACAAGGAATGTAAGTTACTCTGCACCAGCTGGACTCCATGATGATGGTGTGATATCCACAGCATTGGCTTGGCATAGCAGAAAGGAATTTGCAAACCGAGGTAGATATATGGCCTTAAGAGTATGAAACAACTGGATATAAAATTACCAAACTCATTATCATCATGCACACCAGAGCAAATGACCAGGTGGCTTATGATGGCTGAGGCAATGAAGGAGCAAAAGGATGACATCACTCAGTTGTTGATATTCCAATGTCAGTTGCTCAGTCTATTCAGTGGAGAGTCAATCAATAAGATCAAGAGAGCAGATATTGAATCCATCCAAGTTGCTGCCAATCATTTGCTGCAATTGTTGGTAAGTTATAAATACCAGGAGCCAAAGTCTGACATTGAAATTAATGGCAAGGCATATTATTTTGAAAAGAACTTTGCTCATGTTTCAACTGGTCAGATTATTGACTTGAAATTGATTGAGGATATCAGCCAAGATCCATGTCAAGCATTAGCAATCATGTATGTTGAGAAAGGCATGGAGTATTGCCAAGAGGATGAGAGAGGTAGAGTCTTGAATCCTAATGAGCATAGGTACAAGGAATTCAAAGATCACTTTCCTGGAGATGAGTTTTTGAACTTTTTCAGTTTTTTTTTAGACTTATCGGAGAAGCGGAGGCTCGCTATATTAGGCATACAGATGGCGAGGCAGAGGATGGAAATGATGATGATGGAGCAGGACTTAAAGATTCAGAGTGGTTTAGTTGGACCACTATCATCCATAGACTATCCAAAGAAATGGGAGTCAGTGTGGAAAAGATTACACAACAGCCTTATGTGACCACATTGTTCTGGATGAACTATTTTAGGATAGTTGATGAGAACGAACAAAAACGTATATTAAGTAATGGCAGACTTTGATTTTCTTGAGGACTTTGGTGTAACAGCTCAAGATGCAGAGCAACCAAAAAATGCTTATGATAGATTTATCATTGAGCTATCCAATAAACTTGCTGAGGAGTTTAGAGATTACACAAAGAAAGTTGCTCAGAATACTGGAGCATTGGCAGCATCAATCATTCCAGTACCAACTGGACAATTGTCATTCAGATTAGAGGCTGAGGATTACTATCCATTTGTTGATGAGGGAGTCAATGCTGTTGGTACAAATAACTATGGCAGTCAATTCTCATTCAACTATCCTGGAGTCAGTCAGAGAATGGCAACAGCAATCAGCCAGTGGAAGGGATTAGATATGAGCCATGCATATGCAGTGGCATCCAATATCAAGCAACGAGGATTGCAACCAAAGAGAATCACTGATAATGTCATCAATGATCAAGTCCTGGAGAGGATAGGTAGAGATTTGGCAGAGCTCACTGGTTTAATGTTTGAAATTAATTTTACAAGAAATGGCAGTAACAATATATGATGAGCCACAACTGATTGCACCAGCTGGCAATCCATTAGTGTTCACATTCAGCAGCAATCAGACTGCACAACCCAATTTCAGTTTTGTTGTTGAGGTTTATATTGATAGCACATTGAGATTGACTCAAGAGGTGTTTAGACAATTCAATACGCTTGGAAGAATAGATGTATCTGAGGCAGTTCAAAGTGCAATAAGAAATCCAGAGATCACAACTGATCTTGAGTTTGATGCCACCAATTCAATGGTCACTTATGCTATCATTGTCTATGAAAAGTATGGATCAACTCCGACAATTCAAGCCAGTGATACAAGCACAACATTAAAAGCATTCAATGCAGCTCTTGAATATCCACAGTGGAGAGTGTTTGATTATGAGATATATGATCCTAATTTAACACAGGATGCAGTATTCTTAACTAACTTTCCAACAACATCCAGAGCTTTGTGTGGAATGGATGAGAATTTTTATCTTGGATATTTTGAGCAGAGTGGGGGTGCTATATGTGATTTCAATGTGTATTTATTAGATATCCAAGGTAATACAATTGCAAGTGACTCATATACTTTAACATCAACAGAATTCAATATCTTGAATGTTGGTCCACAGGTCATCATTGCAAATACATCTATAAATCAGAATGATTTTGATGATTGTTTTAAATATGAAGTATCTGTGTCTGTGCAAGGAGTTTCATTTGTTGGACCCTTCACAATATACATGGACCTTGATTGCAAGAGATATACAACTCATAGATTGCATTGGTTGAATAAACTTGGATCATGGGATTCATTTACCTTTGCATTGGTCTCAACCGAATCAGCAACAGTACAGGCATTTGACTATCAAAGAGATCCTGGAGTGTGGGATAATACAAGTTACACATATCCTCTTTACTCTGGACAAAAGATTCATTTTGCCAAGACAAAGACTGAGCAATTGATTTTGAATTCAGATTGGATATCAGAGGCAGTTCAGAATTGGTTGGTTGAATCTTTATTTGATTCTCCTTTGGTTTATCTTGAGCAAAATAATGGAACTGAATTTGAGCCAGTTAAAGTGACCAATTCAAACTATCAACTCAAGACCAGGAGAAGAGATGGCTTGATGCAAGAGCAAGTTACAATTGAAAGAACATACACATATAGATCACAACTTAACTAATGGCTGGAGAACTATTCATTAATGGGAGGCTGGTTGATA